GTGCCTTCTTTGTATGTCTGCCGCTCCAGAGACTTAATAGTCTGTTTACATTTGGGGCTGACAAACAAATGCCGCTCACCATCACCCGACAGTAAACGACTATTCACAGCGTTGATTCTATCCCTGACCAATGCATGTGAGTTTTTCGCCTTAACGCTAAATCCTGCGTTTTGTAAGATCGACAAATCTGTGCGACCACCAGCACTTGTTTTGCGCTGTCTTGATGCTGGGTCAGGGTAGATAATGATATTACGATTACCGTACCTATCTTTTATCTCCGCAACCATTTCATCGGTATTTGATCCGTACATGACAATCTCGTCTATAGCGTACAGCTTCCCGCCTTTTCGTAAGCATATAACGGCTGACATGGGATCAAGGTTGAAGTCCATACCTATGTGGAGTGTACCATTATCATCCCCTATATCCAATACAGACTCTTCGCGGTTAAACCCATAGTAAATCAGCCCTTGATAGGTAACAAACTCAGCTTCATATTCTTGCTTAAATGTGCGCTCATCTAAGTCAGCCCTTGCAGCCTCTATTTCTTCTGCGGGTACGTTCTCTCCTTGTATAGTCGTGTATTGAAAGCTAGACCAACTGCCAGCCCCATCAATTCCTTTTGCCCACAAATCGTAAAAGTGATTCCTTCCTTTTGGTGTCCCAATAAATACGGCACTGCCCTGACGGTCACTCAAACTTGGCCTGATTACCTCGTACCATGCCTCTGGCCTCATATCTGCAAATTCATCTAGCACACAGAAATCTAAAGCTCTGCCTCTAAGGTTGTTTGGTTTCTCTGCGCCTTTTAAGGATATAACAGACCCGTTAATAAGCCGTAACGTCAAACTGCTTTCATTGGTTTTATAAACGTATTCAGGCGGGATAGTGTGTATTAGCATATCCCACGCGATCTCTTTAGCAGACCCGTAAGTAGGAGCAACATACCAACAGTTCTTATTTACCCCTGTAACGGCTTCTTTTAGGATCATATTAACGGACAGGAAAGTCTTGCCGAACCTGCGCCCAGCAACCACGGTTTTAAAGCGCGAATGGTTTAAGAGTATTTCACTCTGTGGGAGCGTTAGTTGCACGACTGTCCACTATGATGTTGAAGGCAGGTATCTCTTGCGGTGGCGGCTCTGCTTCTCGCCATCCAGCCTGCGTTTTAAGATAGAAGATGTTGGCCGCTACGTTACCTTTCTTGGCTAATTGTATGAGGTTAGAACCCATACTAGCGCATTGTTTAACCCTTCCTTTTTTATAGGCGTCAGAAACTTCAGGCTGTCTTTCTTCAATAGCCCGCAGGGTTGTTTCGGAAATGCTAAAGTAATCAGCGATCTGGCCTTTAGTAAGTACAGCCGCTAATGCCTCAAGTTGGGTGATCTGCTCTGGCGTAAACTCAATTATCGGTCTACCCCCACCATCACCTTGATTGCCGTTTTTCATGCTATTCCTTTGGAAAACTTCTTAAAGGGTAAAATACAAGTGTATTTCTATATCCCCCTTTGTGGGTAGGGATTATGGGGGTCACGCCATGCACGTTACGCCATGCGGGGTAATAAAGCATTGAATTATCTTTACTGTCTACGGTTGCACCATAATCGGGGATCGTAGTGCAGCCACCTGTGCTGTTTTGGCGCTTCGCTATGATTACATTCGCGCAACCTTTTAAATTTCCGTTATCCCTGTGAAAATTTGCAGCTATATTGAAATTAGAAATGCTACTTGTGAACAGTTCTCCAAACCTCCATTCTTTAGCGATATTGTCAGCAATAAGCTGTTTCTGCTCTTCGTATAACTCGGGGGTTAATTGCTTTATTATATTTTCGCTTTCTTTTACCAGCATTAACATTGCTTTAACAAATGTTTTAGCTTTCGGAGAATTATGAACGCTACTTCGAGTTGGGTATGGTCTCCTCATGTGTGGCTTAGGAGGTATAGAGCCTAGAATGGTAGAGTATTGCTCTACTTGCTTATCTTTATCTCCATCAATAAACCCACTTGAGCGTTTCATGACGCTTTTAGGAACTCGCTTACTTCTTAACTCAGCGTCTGCTATATCAGCCAATTGTGCTGCTTTAGGGCTGTATTGAGATATATCTCTTAGGTAAAACCCAATCGGCTTGCCGTCAATAGTGAAGATGGTATCTTCTACCACATTAGGCTCAATAAAGGGGCAAGTGTCTCCAACCTTTATAATGTGATCTACCTCTACCAGCTCTAAAGTTTTCATAGCTTTGCCTTTTCTTTTTTCAGCAAATCAATAATGATGCCACCAACATAAGCGCCTTCTGCGCGCCAGAACTTTATAACCTCTTGCGCTTCTTCATAATCATGCAGATCAAACTCAATTTGAATGGCTCTCCTTACCCCGTTAGTCATATCGCTCAATTCGCCCTCTACGTCTTCCTCGTCTAGTATGCTATAGCTAACCTCATCTTCAAACTCGGGCAGTACGTCCCATCCTAGCAAATTAAGATCAAAGTCAGAATCGGCTAAATTTTCAAGCTCTATCTTCAGTAAATCATCATTCCAACTGGAGTTAAGACCTAGCTTGTTATCCGCTATAACGTAAGCCTTCCTCTGCGCCTCTGTAAGACCTTCTAGCGTAATGGTAGGCACTTCATCTAATCCTAGCTTTTGTGCCGCCAGAAGCCTTCCATGACCTGCTATGATGCCGCTATCTTCATCTATCAAGATAGGGTTAGTAAAACCGAACTCCTTAATGCTTGATGCTACCTGCTGCACCTGTTGTTCGCTGTGGGTTCGGGAGTTGTTGATATACGGTATTAAGTCCCCTGACTTCCTATAGTTTATTTCTAGCATTAGACCTCAGTGCCGAATACTTCATCGGCAGTTAATGTGATTTCTTGGATTTGATCTTGCTTGATTTCAGTTATGTCTTCCACTGCTTCTGAAACTGATATACACCAGTCGGCCAGTGCATCGCGAATTTGATTTCTTTGCACGTCAGTTTCAATTAAGGAATCGATAATAGCGTCAAACTGGAAGAGGTGATCTTCTAGCTCAAAGAATAAACATTCATCTATTCGTGCAGTTACTTGTAATGAGTCCATAAAGCACCCCGAACTGTAGTTGGTTAGGGCATTGTAGCGGGTTTTTATCGGAAATGTAAACTATTGCAGGTCATCTACAGCGACTAGGGAAAGGGAAACTAAAGTAAAGGCTATCATGTAAAGTATCACGGGCGGCTCCTGATTGATTAGGAACGCATTATAGGTGCTATCAGTTATGATTTGAAATGATGCTTTAGCATGCAATGTATATCATAAATGGTATGTTCACTGTAGTTACCATTTTCAACACTATTGGTCGCTGTAGTGACCATTTTACAAAATTTTTAGGGTAGTCCGTTTCAGCTCCCCAGTGGACTAGTCTGGGTCAAAAGGTACAAAGTGACCTTGGCCTAATCCGTTGCAGCACACCAGTGGATAAGGCTGGCAGGAGGAAGGCTTGCGCCCTTGGCTAATAGATAAATAATTCGTAGGCTATAAAGCCAAACAGAGCGATTATCATTACCCCCAAGTGTAATCTATAAACTACAACAGGCTTAGTTAAATACTCTTTCACCGATTCTATCTTTGCATTTTTCTGCGCCTTCTTGATGGCTTTGTCGGCACTTTTATGCGCGTCATCAATAAAATCTTTTAAACTTTTCATTTCTTATCCTCTTTTTTACTCTGTTCGTAGCGTTCGTTGGCATCTTGAACCATAAGCCACGCACCTCTAAACAGCGCAGCAACAAACAATCCGAATATCACAGATAATATCATTTCCATTACTCACCTCTCTCATAGCCAGCGAACGGCTCTGGCTGAATGTTGTTTACGCAATCATACGCCTCCTGAACTAGATCACTTAAAGTTGGCTCAAGGTGTAAATAGATAGCATTTTTAAGAAGGATTGAACACGCATCAGATTCAAGGTCATGGTATAGCTTATCCAAGAACGATTTCTGATCAATAATACAAGGAGGCAAGACATCATCAAGCCAGCTATCCATTTGCAACAAAAACGAATAACAAGCCGAATCCTTGTCGTAATCAGTTAGGTCAATTAAATCGCCATCCCAATTTTTATAAGATGATTGAATGTTGTTGATCAGCAGCTCAAGGTTTTGCTTAACAATTAGAATAGTCATTAGCACACCCCCATATTGATACAGTCGTTGTAGCCCATGGTTGAGACAGTAACGTATAAAGCAAAAAGGATTATTCCTCCAATAAAACCTATGCGGTTTTCTGACATAATTTCTGTGGCTTCATCGCAAGCCTTGATTTGATTGTAACTCAGTGAATATTTGTTCATGTCATTCCCCTTATATATTTGTTTTTATTATATCAACAGCATCTGGAAGATGAGCATAGTAAAGCGCGTCACTTAAAACCCCTACGCCAGCAGATAATACATGCGACCTAATAAAGCACCGAATAGTTTCGTCACTATCAGCTAGACACCTTTCCTGCATTAATTGCTTGATTACTTTTGGGTCAACTTCAAGCGTACATTCGACTTTGATTTTCATGTCATTCCCCTTGGTTTTTTGATTGCCCCGTAGAGGGCGGCTTAATTAAGCGCTTATAATTGGTGACATTGAGTAGTTTCCTAGCGGCATAAAAAACTCTTCGTTATTATGGTTATGTATCTTTGCACGCTTGCTCTCTCCTGTATGGGGGTGCAAAAATGTAACCGACTTTTCAGTTCGTTTTAGCACAGTAACTTCAAAAGTGCTGTCACTGTTACAAATAAATCGGCCAATGTAGGTTTTGTTTGCGGTTAAAGTTTTCATTTTGTAAACCTTGTTTCGTTGAATGAGGTGTAACTATGCGCCCTTTATTTCCTAAAGTAAACTTTTTTGATTACAATAATAATGATTTGCATATACCATTATGGAATAAAGAATTTGTTCTTATAACTTTACATCTCACCTATGCGCCATTCCTGATCCTTAATCTGCTCCTTTAAGTCTCTGGCAAACTGGATCACTTCCTCTCGGTCGAACTTAGGCGAAGCTCTCCAAGCCAGCCGCTCCATCGCCCTAATGCGATTCTCACCGTATGTATCAACCATCCATTGCCTATAGCGCAAGACGTAGTGAGCCTGTTTCATGCCCCAAAGATTACAGGCTGGGCATTGAACGTGTATATTCTCTTCAAATAGCTTAAAGACCGTTCTACCCCTAGGCATAAAGTGACCACCTTGCATGTTCTTGTAGTGGTCTATTTTGCCGCAGGTAACGCACTGGCAGTATCCGTTGTCATCGCTTGCCTTCAATCTTACAAGTCGCTGTAAGAGCTTTGCAGCCTTCTCTACCTCCTGCGCGATAGTAGACCTCTTACGCTTGGCCATATTCTTCTTTCTCCAGCGTTTCAATCAACTTATCTAGGTACCAGCGGCATTTCTGCAGATCCTGTATCGGATTTTCCTTGGCCTCATACCTCCACAAGTATTTCTGACAGTTGCCTTTTAGGTAGCCGTGAAACGCATAAGAAGCCATAGATTCTTCAATTGCATCAATACACTCAATGCCACCGCTTGCGTAATGATCAGGGCTATTTACTGCATCTGGCTCATCAACGTCAAAATCTACAGCGCGAGCATCAAAATCAATTGGCGGGTGTTCCTGCCTAAGTCTTTCCCATTCGCTTTTATTGGCTTTATTTATCAATGTATTTCCTCCAGCGGGACAGTAAGCTCTTCAGGGCTGTCAAGGTTGCAGCGAGGACACATACCGTAAGCACAATCATCAGCACCAACCCAGTATTCAAGCGGTAAACCGCAATCACAATGCATCTTTTTAACTTTGATGCCATGCATAGGGAATTCAATTACTTTACTCATGTTTCCACCTTTATTTTTACCCTAGAGTCTTCGCCATGTTCTTTGTGATACACCACTGCCGTCATAGAACGCTCCGCACCGTATCCTGAATCTGAGTGCCATTGATCCGTAGCAGTAAGGCTACCCCAATGCTCAAAATGCATAGAGCCTACCTCTCTGGCCGTGTGATGATGTATATGACCTAGGTGACAGTATCTATTCTTAGACTGGCTCCATTCGTCATCGAGGTTCTTAATAACTGCTTGCAATATCTGTTCATGCTTCATGCGATCACCGTGATGAAAGACAAACAGATTATTGTGCCACTGATAGTGAATAAACTTTGAGTAGTTTGGTAAAACATTGACGCGAGGTTCTTCGCTATAAAGAAGTTCTAAGCAGCTAGATAGATGGCAAGCCATATCAGAATCATGATTG